CCTACTTGGGCAGATGTATTAAACCGTGCTAATCTAGGTATGGAAGTAATGCACGAGCGTAATGCTCACAATTTCCCGTTAGACTTGGCAGCTGTAGAAGCTACACCAGTCTCATAAACAACGTCCGTTCACCTCTTTCAACCAGAGGCGCATGACACCCAAGCATGGAACGGGGCTTGGTATATGGATTTTACAATGACAGTAACTTACGTATATCGTGGCGTTGAGTACACCAAAACAACAAAGTAAATTGATGGCTCATCAAACATCTGGTGGATTTGGACGGGCTACTCCTGTCCAATACTCACCAACACCTGAATATCATCATGACAAACCAGAGGAGCATAAAGAAAAAGAAACCTTCGATGAAGATATTTCTTTAGAAGAAGCTCTCTCTACATTGTGAAGAGATTCAACTCACTATGGCTGATAGTCTTCGGACTATTGGCCTTTTTTATTATGGTAGAAAGTATGCACTTAAACTACCATCGGTCAGAGACACCTCAGTGTCGGATCTCTGACTAATTGGCTATTGCCCTTACGAGGATACCATTAGCCGTCTAGACGGTGGGGATAGACCCGCAACAACAATTGAATAATGGCCAAAAAATTTCAGCTGAGAAAGTTAATATCTATTTTTAAATAACACAAATTAATGGCACAACAACAAGACCAGGCCGCTGCTAGTCTTACCCAACTGGGTCAGATTAACGGTGCAGGCAATAAAAGAGCACTTTACCTGAAATTGTTTTCAGGAGAGATGTTCAAAGGTTTCCAGCATAATACAATTGCAAGAGACTTAGTTACAAAAAGAACACTGAAAAACGGACGTTCTTTACAATTTATCTACACAGGTAGAACCTCGGCTGAGTACCATACACCAGGAAAATCAATCTTAGGTAACAGTGATGGAGCACCTCCAGTAGCTGAGAAGACTATCACATGTGATGACCTACTTATCAGTTCAGCTTTCGTGTATGAACTAGATGAGACTCTTGCTCACTATGACTTAAGAGGAGAAATCTCACGTAAGATTGGTTACGCTCTAGCTGAGAAGTATGATAGAAATATCTTCAGAGCTATTACTAAATCTGCTAGACAAGCTTCTCCTGTAACTAAAGAAAACTTTATAGAACCAGGTGGTGCTCAAGTTCAAATTCCGAAAGCAGGTGAATCTGCTGCTACTTCTGACGCATATAATGCAGATAATTTAGTTAAAGCATTCTACGAATCCGCTGCTGTACTTGATGAAAAAGGAGTAAGTTCTGAAGGTAGAGTTGCAGTACTTAACCCCAGACAATATTACGAATTAATTAAAAATGTAGGCTCTAACGCTCTCAATCTAATTAATCGTGATGCTACTGGTTCTGCTTTACAAAGTGGTCAAGGTATCTTTGAGATTGCTGGTATTAAGATCTACAAATCTATGAACATACCTTTCTTAGGTAAGTTTGGTACAGACCTTGGTGCAGCTGCAGGTGCAAGTTCTGCAGGAAGTGCTAATGGTAGCTTCATAGGTAATAATATGGATGATGGTACAGGTGAAACCGTAAATAACTATGGTGACGGAAGACCAACTGGTAATGCTAGTGAAGCAGATACATTTAAACATTCATGTGGACTTATCTTCCAGAAGGAAGCCGCAGGTGTTGTAGAAGCTATCGGACCTCAAGTACAAGTTACATCAGGGGATGTCTCAGTGGTCTACCAAGGAGACGTTATTCTGGGTCGCTTAGCTATGGGCGCAGACTTCTTGAATCCAGCTTGTGCAGTTGAACTAGTAGCAGGTATCACACCCTCTAGACATGCTACAACACAAGCAGCAACTACTACAAATGCTGGTGCATTCACAACTACAGAAGGTACTATCGCTACTGTATAATAATATTTTATTTTTATGTAATGGGAGGCTTCGGTCTCCCCTTTTTTTTATCAACAATTATGTCAAATTTAACAGATGCACAACTAACATCCAGGTTGCCAGCAGTAAATTTAATACTCGCTTCCTGTGGCCAAGCTCCTGTGACAACACTATTAGACCAAACTAACCCTGAAGTTACGATTGTAAATGATACTTTGTCACAAGTATCTAAAGAAGTGCAATCTGAAGGATGGACATTTAACACAGAAGACCACTCTCATGTAAAACCTGATACAAATGATCATATACTTATAGCAGATGATCAGCTACAAGTTAAATTAAACAGTGAAACACCTGCTAATTTTAATGTCGAAGCAGCTATAAGAAGAGATATTAATGATGGTCTAAAGAAACTATATAATAAAACAAAGCATAAATTTGAATGGACTGCTACAGAAGTAATATGTGATATAGTATATGAATATGAATGGAGAGATTTACCTATTCCAATTCAAAACTATGTTACCTCTAGAGCTGCTGCTATAACATCTAGTAAGATAATAGGAGACCCTACACAATACCAGATGCTACAACAACAAGAAGCTTATACAAGATCTTTTGCTTTAGAGTATGAAGCTAATCAAGGTAAGCATACATTCTTTGGACACCCTCAAGGAGCTAAACATTATAATAGTTACCAACCTTTCCAAGCACTTAGAAGATAATGGCTTCAATAACACAACGTATACCCAATTTCTTAGGTGGTGTATCTAAGCAACCAGACTCACAGAAAGCACCAAATGAAGTCAGAGAGTGTGATAATGCTGTGCCTGATCCTACCTATGGTCTAACTAAAAGACCAGGCAGTAAATGGATCAAAACCTTAGCAACTATATCACCTTATCTTTATAAAAATGCTAAATGGTTCTATATCCATAGAGATGGAGATGAGAAGTATTTAGGATGTATAGCTCCTAGTTATATTATTATTGGTGCTCAAAATGCTACAGGTATAACAGCTACTGGTGATGCTTTAATCAATGTAGCTACTACAAACCCTAGCGGAAGTGGAACAGGATTAACTGTAGATGTTACTGTAGTTGGTGGTACAGTTTCTAAAATAGAAATCAATCAATTAGGTTCTGGGTATGATCATAATGATACATTTAGATTTACTTTAACTGGTGGTAATCAGTATATTGAAGGTAAAGTACAAATAGATGCTGATACAGCTAACGCTAGTAGTCCTATAGCTACATGGAATATATCTGATGAAGACAATATATACCCTGTTACAGCAGCTTCAAATGCAACTATACAGACAGCTTCAAGAAAGTACCTGTATGGATTACGTGATAACTTCCATATCACTACAGTACAAGATACTACTATTATAACTAATACTAATGCTACTGTAGCTACAGCTGCTGCTACTACTGATACAACAGGTAAACATGCTACTGTAGTTTTAAATGGTATAGAAGCAAATCAAAATTACACTATAACTTTAGAAGGAGCTACATTAACACCCCAAGATTCTGGCGCAACACCTACTGCAACAAGTATACTAACAGCATTAAAAAATGTAATACCAACTGGTCAATCTGATCCTTATACTGTAGATATAACTCCTTTAACATTAGAAATAACTAAAAAGAATGGAAGTGCAATTTCTTCAATAACAGTTGAAGGTGGTCAAGACGGTAAACAGCTATCTTCAATAGTAGATACTGTTCAGAATATATCTCTATTACCTACTCAATGTAAACATGATAGAGTTGTTAAAATACTAAACTCAGCTGCAGATACAGATGATTATTATGTTAAGTTTGTAGCTAACAATGCTGACAGTGGTGAAGGTTATTGGGAAGAGACCTTGAAACCAGGTGAAACACCAGGTCTTAATAACACTACCATGCCTCATCAATTAATTAATATAACAAAGAATTTCTTTGAGTTTAACGTTATAAACTATACTAATAGATTAGTAGGAGATGATGTAACCAATCCAGATCCTAGTTTCGTTGGCAAGAAAATACATCAAACCTTTTACCATAACGGTAGACTAGGTATCATATCAGAAGATAATGTTATACTTAGCCGTACACTAGATGAGTTCAACTTCTACCATAAATCAGCACAGACATTACTTGATTCCGACCCTATAGATATATCTTGTTCTAAGACTAGTTCTGTTGTATTACATGGGGTTATACCTACTGCACAGGGTTTAACATTATTCTCTGAAAGAGAACAGTTCTTACTTAAAGGTAAGGATGGTATTTTAACTCCTAATGCTGTTACTGTAGATACTATATCTCACTATTTAATGGATAGTAAACTAGATCCAGTAGATATGGGAGAAGAGATAAATTACATTAGTAAGACTCCTAATTACTCTAAAGTAATGAGTATGGTGACTAGAGGACAGAATGAGAACCCTTCTGTTATAGATATTAGTAGGAAAGTTAAAGAATGGATACCTACAGATATTACTGATGTAACAGCTAGTCCTCAGAATAGACTACTCATTTTATATAGTCAAAACTCTAGAGATGTTTATTTCTATAAAACCTATAGAGAAGGAGACACCGTACTATTAAAAGCATGGTATAAATGGAAACTAGCTGGTACTGTAGAAGCTTTAATAGTTGAAGGTGATGACCTATGGGTTATTACTCATGATGTAGGTATTACAACATTAAGTAAAATATCTTTAACTCAAAGTCCTAAAGATTCTATTATCATAACTAGAGATAGTACTAAACTGAATCCTAGAATAGATTTCTATACAAGAACTTCAAGTTCTGAATTCCCTTCTACATCTGGCCATATAACAGTTGAGGGTGACGATTCACTTTGCCATATACCGTTTAAATTAGCAGCTTCTTCTACATTAAAACCAGTCATTATTATAGCTGGTGATTCATCTGGAAATACACTTGATGATAGAGCAGGTCAAATATTCTATCCAGAAGCTGTAGATAGTTCTGATCCTAGTAATGGTATAATAGATTATTTTAAAGTAAAGAATGAAGATTTAACTCCTTATGCTGATAGACTTTATGTCGGTGTTAGGTATGATTTTGATGTAGTTTTACCTAAGATATACTTTAGAAGTGGTGATAGTGCTACTACAGACTATACATCAAAAGCAACAGTAAGTAGAGTTAAGTTCTCTACTGGATTATCAGGTATGGTAGAATTCAGATTAAGATCACCAGCTTTAGGTCAGCGTATACAGAGGACTTGTAATGCTTCAGAGATAGAAAATCTTAATTTTGTCTTGTGGAGAAATAACTTAAAATATGAAAATAAAGATCAATTGAAAGTTAAAGTTAATGGAGCTGTGAGAACAGATTATACTATAACTGAATATTTTCATAATGATAGTACTTTACATTATGCTCTAATTACATTTGATTCAGCATTAACAGCTAGTGATATTGTTACAGTATATTTAGATGAATGGTTTGATTTACAACCAGTCACATCAGACTTAAGGTATGTAGCTGATGACACACCTATAACTGAAGAAGATGTCTTTACTTTACCAATTTATCAGCGACCAGAAAACTTCCAATTAAGAGTGTTTAGCGATTCCCCTTATCCAGTAACTTTAAACTCTATGATGTGGGAAGGTACTTATTCACCAAGATTTTATAGGAGGGTTTAATGGCAACACTTGATTACACTAATTTTTATACTAATGATGATGACTTTAATCTTAATCCAAATTATTGGGATATAGAAAACTTTGATTCAGGCGAATTCTTTAATACCAACACAGAGCAACAAAATCAAGACAAATGGTGGGAGAATGAATTAGTAAGTACTATTGGAGGAGCATTTGTTAAATCCTTAATTGGTATTGGAGGAGGACAACAGGAAAAAGATACAATTAGATATGAAGCAGATTTCAGAAATGAACAGACTAAAAGAAGGTACCAGTATGATCATGAAACTTGGAAATTAAATATACGTAAATTACAGCAGAATTATGTTGATTTACTTCAATCCGTATATGATAAAGCTGAAAGAGAAAACACTATAGCTAATGCTAGTGATGCTAATAAAGTTGCTAATTATATTCAGGAACTTCAAATAAGAAATAAACGGCAAGAAGCACTAAATGCTCAATATCTGAAATCAGATTCTATATTTAAAAATCATATCAGTTTTAATTCTCAAACAGCTCAAAGAGCTAGAGAAGATGAACTTACAAAACTAGAAGAGATTAAAGCAGAAGCTGTGTTTGATGCTAATGCAAATCTAATAGAACAGATGGAATTGACAGGACAAATGCAAGCTAGAGCAACTAGTGGTAATTCTTCACAAAAAAAAGCTTCTGTTGCAGCTATGAAGTATGGTTTTAACATAGCTATGTTAAATGCTTCTTTAGAAAGTGCTGAGGTAAGTACTAAACGAACAATAGAAGGAATTGAACTAGACAGATCAGCAGCTAATTTAGCAGCATATGCTAATAGAATGTTAGATCCAGGTGAAGAGCTAATGCCTATTAAACCATTCGCTACACCAAGAGCTAAGTTTAGAGTACCTAGAGCTATAGAAGACTTTGATATCGGAGTACCACCAATTGAAGGAATTGCATGGGATCCATCGTCACAAATCAGTGCTGTTAATTGGTCTACTGCTGGTGATATAGCTGGTATATTTAGTGATGCTTTCTCTTCATCCAACAACCAGACTAAACAATCACTAGGTTTATCATGAGTAAAAAATACACAAGACATGGAAAAGGTGGTCAGTTTAATAAACGAAATACTGATGATTTCAGACTATTAGACAAAGAAGCAGACCGAAACCAACGTATTTTAGATGCTGAAAACAATCAAAGAAGAGAAAGATTTTCTAGGGGTCAAGAGAATCTAAATCAAATGCGATCTGCAGATGTAAGAGAAGAGCAGGTACGTAAAGAGATTATAGATTGGAGAAACAAAGAAGTTGACTTTAAAAGAGAATCAATTAAACAAGCAGCAGAGACTGATATACAAAGTTTACAGACTCAAATAGATCAGACTAGGGCTGCAGGCGATAGATGGAAGAATTTCTCCCAAACACAAGTAGATAAATTCTATAAGTTAGCTACTAATTTAAAAGATTATGCTGATATTAATAAAGCTGTAAATGATTACAGAGATTATAAAAGTAAAGATCTAATAAATCCTCTTATAAAAGTAGAAGAACTCGCAAATGATAAAGCTGAAAAAGGCATGGCTCATTTGCGATTCAAAGCCCTCCAAAGTGGGGACTTTGATACTTCTGACTACTTAGGTAATGTACATAGAAATAACAATCGTTATTATCATCAGTTAGTAGTTAATGATATTAAACAGAATATTGATGTACATGAAGAGGAATTATTACAATTCTTAGATAAGAATAAGTTTAAATTAAAAAAAGAAGATATTCATGATGCTTATCAGTTTAGAGCACAGGAGTTAATAAACCAATCAGGTTTACCTCCTAAGTCAGTCGCTGCATTGAAAATTAATGATTTCTTCAATCATCGTGCTAATTTAAAATATAGTACAACTTCTAAAAATGAATTAAGATTATTAAATGATCAAAAGTATGATAAAGCTTTACAAAATCTTCTTGGTACTGATAAGGTAACAGAAGAAAATATACATCATGCTTTTATGGATAAAATAGAAGTATTGAAAGAAGGTAATAGAGATAGATATATTAATCCATCTGCTGCCTATCAATCACTATTTGAAGATTTACTAAAGCATCCTAGATATATAGATGATTGGGATTTATTTCAAAACGATATTTTATCTAAAAAAACATTAGGCAATAATGATAAGGAAAGAGAACCTTTTCTATTAAAAATGCCTAATGTAATACTTGATCTAAGGAGTAAGTGGAAGGCAAAGCATGATCAAATTACAAAAGATGAGCAATACTATTTATCAGAAAAAGATAAGAAAGACTGGGAAACTATAAGTGATGAAGTAAGAAAGGGTCTAGACGGTTCGTTTGACTTAAATGATTATACTGATGGTGGTGGTAGAGATAAACTATACCAACAAGCCGCATCAGCTCCAGCCGGATCTATTGTTAGAAATAAAGCACATGAATTACTTGGATATGATCCTAAAGGTAATGTATCATTCTCAATCGATAACCAGTTAAAAAAAGCTGCACGTCAGCATGATCTAGAAGAATTCATGTACCATTTTGTACAGTTAGATAAATCTGATCAGAAAAAGTATAGAGAGATGGAGGCTTTCAGAAAAGAATTAGGTTCTCTAGAGACAGCTTTTGGAGTAAATTATCAATCATATATTAGAGATACTCTTGCTAAACAAAACATTAGAAAAATATCAAAATTACAAACAATAGATGAAACTCAACATCCAACAGCTTATGCAGCAGCAGCAGGTTTAGAAACTAAAATATATAGTTTATGGGATGATACAGGATATTTAAAAGATCCACTAGAAAGAAAAAAAGCAACTTTAGAAGCTTTAGATAAAATTATAAATAATCAAGACTCTGGATTATTAAAAACTACAGGAGGTGTATTATCTGGTGATGAGGAGCAAGTAGTTTTTGATAGCTTTAGATATACTTTAGATTCTAACTTATCTAAGGATCAATTTCAAGATGCATATGTAAAATTATATCAAAAGAAACTAAAAAATAAAAAAAATACTGAAGGTTTAACTGAAGCTGTAGTAAAATCTTTAATGGAGAGTGAAACTTATAAAAATAAAATACATGCTGATTTAACTTCAATTAGTCAAAGAATGGATCGTGGAGAGGATAATATTGAGTATCCAGATATTGTTGATGCTTTGTTTGATGGCAATTCTGAATTAAATCCAGGTAGTAATGTACGAAAGAAAGACTTAGCTGATATGGTATTAAGATTGGGTGGGTTCCAACAAGTATTTGGTACAGACTATGTTGATGGTGTCCAACAGAAATCTAATATTAAAATTACACCTAGACATGCTATAGCAAATGATCTAGTTATTGATTATAATAATAGAACAGGAACTATACCAATGTTAAGGTTTATGAGATATCAACAGAAAAACAAAACAGATCCAAATACAACAGCAGAGTCTGTATGGAATCTACAACGAACTATTAGATATACAGAACCTTATTATACTGGACCGAGTGCAGAAACTGCTATAAAAGATGGATGGAATGTAGGAGTACATTATAACGGTTTCACAAATACATTTTTTAATATATCATGATAAACGAACAGAAAAAGAAATCGTCTACTAAATATTATTCCGTAGATGAATGGGATAAACTAAATGCTCCTCCTGATCCTAAACCAGTTTATCCAGCACCATTTGGAAGTAAAATAGGTAGTAGTAGTATTAATTTATCTTTAGAAGAAAATCAAAAGCTAATGATGGATGAATACAAAAGATGGCAGAAAATGGGATGGGGTAAACCTAATAGAGATATCTTAATGAATCAGTGGTATAAAAAATACCATGGGATGAGTGTACCTGATTTTAGAAACGAGAAAAGTAGGATAACTAAAGAAGATCCCTACTATAATCCAGGTAAAAGATTAAAAAGTACTATCGATACATTAAGAATACCAGGTTTAGCTTGGACTGATTTCTTTAGTGATTCTCTAAGACATATACCAGGATATAAGAACATAGATGATAGATGGGATGAAGCTAGTAAGCTAGACAATCCTTTACATCAACAACTAAGAGACGTACTTTCTATTGTACTTCCTTCTATACAAGGAGCTTCAATGGTTAAAGGTAGCTTGTCTAAGTTACCTGCTAAGATGCCTAATATACAGAAAGCATTAATAGGTACAGGTGCCTTTACAGGACAAGAAATGGCTGTTGTCACCTTAAGTCAGGTAGGTGAAGGACATAATCTATTAGGACAATTAGCTAAAGCTTATCCTGGTGTCTTTGGACCAAAGGGATCCCATCCTTTACCATCAGGAATAACTACTTATGATTCTGATAGTACCCGTGTAAGACAGGAAAAGAATAGATATGAAGTAGCAGGTCTTAGTGTATTTGGATCGATCTTAGGAGCTACTCTTACACTAACTAATAAGTTGAAAGTACTTGATTGGTTTGATGCTGTTGACGATAAAGCTGTTAAATATAAACAGAGAGAACTATCATTAAATGCTGATCCTGAGAAACTAATACGAATACAAAAACTTAATGAGATATTATCTAGTGGTAACTTTAGTAAAAATGTAGAAATTGAGTTAATGGATGAACTCATGACTCTACAAAATGAACTAGGTATTATAGATAAAGTAGATGATGTAGTTGCTAGAGATGTTAAATCTATGAAAATAGAACAGAATGCTGCAGCTAAGATGAAGATTGATAATCCAAAACAATTGGAATTAGATCTTAATGTTAATGTAGATCCAGATATCTCTCCTGGTATTTTAGATGAGTCTGGTTCAGCTAGACAGACAATACCTCCTGGTAATGTAGCTAGAAATATGGCTGATACTACAGCTATTAAACAAGGCTTAGTAGAGGGAGATCCAGCACCTATCATGACAGATGCTATGAGAAAGAAAGGTCTTATGGTTGGTAACACATCACGTGCAGCTGTTATGGGTGTAGCTGAAGAAGGTAGAGATATAGGTAGATTTAATGCCTTAGTAGATGGATTCAGGTTTAGTAATAAACAAATGAATGCTGCTGCTTGGGATATTTACACTACTATTGTAGATCCTGGTGTATCTTTAGAAGATGTTAGAAACTTATTCTTAGAGAATAGAGATATAAAGAATTTACTTTTAGGTAAATTTAAAGTAGAAGTTATTAATGAAGAGCAAGCTAGAGCTGCTGCATTTGCTATGAGAGACCTAACAGATAGATTCTTAGGTCGTCCTGTAACAGAGGCATCTGCTAGAGCTATGGATACACTAGGTAGAGAAGCTGCTACCATGGCTGAAGCTATGACATCAATGAAACCATTTGTTGATGATAACAGAGCTATGGATCTCATCATTGATAAGATGCAGTTCTTAATGGATGAGTATGCATTAAATAAGTATATATCTGGTTGGCAGTTAAGAAACAAGAACTGGTTTGATCAAGTTCCTCCAAAGGATATTGATACAGTTATTGATACACTAACTAAGGAATTTACAACAGCTGAGAATGCTATTCATGCTAAGAATATTAAGTTCACTAAAACATTAAAAGAATTAAAGAAAACTAAACCTGAAACTATAAGACCTTTAGTAGATGCATTTGCACATACTAATGGTGATGTAGATTCATTAGCTAAGTTATACAGTTGGGCTGCTAAACAGATTACTCCGTTAGGAGCTATCAAAAGTCCTGATCCTAAGCAAATGAATTTATTTGCTACAGGATTATGGGGTACAAGATATAATAATGTATTAAGTGGTAAGTCACCTTTTAGAGCTGCTCAAGGTAATGTAGCTCAACTCATGCTTAAACCAATAACTACTTTTATGGGGCATGGTTTGTTAGGAGATGTAGATGGTCTTAAAGAACTATTCTACTATAATGGAGCAGTCTTTGATACTAATAGACGAGCTTTACATGATGCTTATCAGATGATGAAGAAAGCTCATAAAGATCCTGAAATGATGATCAAAGCTTATCGTAAAGATTTTGTCTTTAAAGAAGATAAGACTTGGGATATTATGAATGATATGCGTAAAGTATATGAGAAGGATGGTAACTGGGGTAGAATAATGCAGTTAGATTCAGCTCAACTATTGACTGACTTATCTAAACACCCTGCACTAAGACTAGGTATGACAGGGATGGTATTTCCTGATGTATTTACAACAACACATCTAGCTCATTATCTATCTAGACTAAAAGCTTATGATGATGTATTTAGTGAGTTTGGATATGCTGACTGGACTAAGATACATAAAGCTCAAGAGATACATTATAAGAATTTCTTTGATGAAAATGGATTACTTAAAGATGATGTACTAAGATCAATTGCTGGAGAAGTTCAATTAAACTTAGATGATGGATTAGCTAATTGGTTAAACCAAGCTACTACTGCTTATCCTATAACTAAGGATCTAATGATGTTTCCTAGAACAAGTAGTAACTATATTAAAAACTCGTTGTCATGGACCCCTATCAGTTTGATACCTGGTATTAATAAATACAGTAAAACTATATGGGCTAAAACTGATGATGATATAGCTGCTGCATTGCTGGAGCATGGAATAGATATGGCTAGAACACCTAATGCAAAAGCCATATTTAGGAACCTTAAAGCTGAATATGTAGGTAGATTAGCATTTAGTTCAATGTTAACCGCATCACTATGGCAATATGCTATGGGTGGTAATATACGTGGTAATGGTCACTATAATGCATCTCGTAGAAGTAAAGAACGAACTCAGTATGGATATGAACCTAAGACTATTAATTTAGCTGGTAAATGGATTAGCTATAAAGGTATACCTGGTATAGAACAAGTTTTAAGTATTATAGGTGATATGTCATACTATGCTAAAGATATGGATGAAGCATTGCTTGCTAATTGGCAGTCTAAGATCACTTGGTGCCTAGCTGCTAGTTTCCTTAACGAGACTCCTTTGCAGGGCTTTGAGCCTCTTATAGCGGCCACTAACGGCGATCTAACAGGATGGTCTAGATTAGTAGCTAACAGTGCTAGATCATTTATACCTGGATCAAGTGCACTAGGTGTAACAAGTGATGCAATTACTTCTTCATTAAAGAATTTAGATGGTAGTTGGCAACAATATGTTATGAACAGATTACCTGGTTTCTCTAGTTTGTTACCTGAGCAATATGATTTCTGGACTGGTACTCCTGTAAATGATATTGAAAACCCATGGGCAAGAATAGTTAATGCTACCAGTCCCACACCTATGAGCAGTACTAAAGAAGATTGGAGACTATGGTTACTTCATGATGTCAACTTTGATGGTTATAATTTGTTTAAAAAAGATTCGACTGGATCTTACACTTTTACTACAGATGAATCTAGTAAAATGGCTAGATATGTGGGAGAACAAGAACCATGGAAAGAACTAATACCATTAATGAAGTCATCTAAAATTAAACAACAACTAAAAGATGTAGCAACTTATCGTCGAAGTGGAGCTGAATTAGATAACGATAAGATACAAATAAACACAAAAGACCATCCAGTACATGCATATATAAGAAAGCTGCTTAAACCCTATTTTGAAAGAGCAGAGCAAAGATTATTAGCAGAAAACCCTGAACTTAAAGATAGAATTAGAAATCAACGATTAGCAACTAAAGCTATGAAGTCTGGTGATATTGAAGGAGCAGCTGCTATAGAAAGAAAAGATAAAGAAATGCAAAATCTAATTAATTTACCAAAATAAACTATGTCAGAAAAATTTTATAAAGGAGATGGTAGTACCAAAGATTTTGCTATTTCCTTTTCATACATCAATCAAGATGATGTTAAAGTCAGCTTACATACTACAGCTGGTGTTGTTAGGAATGGTGTCAAAGATACAGACTTTACATTCTTAAATGCTACTACAATAAGAACTAAATATACAGATGGAACTAATAATGATTATATAGATTCAGATGGGGAGTTAATTAGTGGTGTAAAGATAAGAATTTATAGAGATACATCTACTACATTAAACTCTACATTTATACCTGGTGCTAGTGTTAGATCAACAGACTTAAATAATAACTTTAATCAGAGTCTATACTACTCAGAAGAATCACGTGGATCGAATGTAAATAATACTTATCCATTCTACTATAAAGCTGTAGCATCAGGTGATTTAACTACAGTCGGTAACACAGCAGTTGCAGGTGCAGTAGTTTATAATACTACTACAAAAGAAATCAATTACTATGATGGTAGTGCGTGGGTTTCTAATCCTTCAGTTAGCAGTTCAGGTAACGTAACATTTGCTGGTACTGTTACTGGTAATGCATTTAGTGGTCCTTTAACTGGTAACGTAACTGGTAACTTAACTGGTAATGTAACAGGTAATACCTCTGGATCATCAGGTTCATGTACAGGTAACGCTGCTACTGCTACAACAGCAGGTACTGTTACCACAGCTGCTCAACCAACTATTACTTCTGTTGGCACGTTAACTGGGTTAACAGTTAATGGTAATTCTTCAGTTTATGGGTATTTATCATTTTCTCAATCAGTTGATGGTGGTATTCAAACTAATGCAGTAAACACCAATGATGCTGGACAACTAGTTATTACTAAAAATGGTACAAGTACTACAGCAATAACTGTAGATGATGACGGTGGAGGAGTAATATTAGAAGATAGGGGTCATTTGAAAGCTGATTTATGGCTTGATGCTAGTGGAACAGCTGGTAGAGATGCACATTGGTTTAGTGCTGACAGTAAGCTTAGATTTTATGATTCTGCTCAAGCAACGTTTGGGACTGGAGATGACCTAAAGATTTACCATAATGGTAGTGCAAGTTATATAGATGCTACAGGTGGTGATCTTTGGTACTGGTCGCCTGTTGGTAGAACAGCCAGATTTAATTCAACAACTGGAGCTGTACATTTACATTATGGAGGAGCAACAGCAGCAAGTTTTGAAACGACAGCAACCGGTGCGAAAACAACGGGTGACTTGGAGGTTACAGGGAATGTAAGTCTGCCTGATGATAAAAAACTTCAGTTTGGTAACGCTACCACTCCAGATTTAAAGATCTCACATGATGGGACAGACAACTTAATTAGTACTAATGGGTTGCCTCTTGTAATACATAGAGCAACAACAAATTCAGGTAATCCTATCTTAGAAGTTAGATCAAACCACGGTACAACTAATGAAGTTAAATTTAAAGTAGATGGAGATGGAGAAGTTACTGTTGACGGACATATAAACGTTAAAGGTGGAGGGACGGCTAATAAATTCGAAACCACAAGTGATGGTGCGAAAATAACGGGATCATTAGAAATAACAGATGTAATAAAAAGAGGAGCCGCCGATTCATCTTTACAACTTAGTAGTTCTACTGCTTCAAATGTAGGTGCGAACATACTTTTATATGGTGAAAGTCATTCAAGCCATGCAAATCAACTTAGGTTTAGACAAGGCAGTACTGATAAATTCACTATAGATGGTTCAGGTAATGCCACTTTTGCAGGTGATGTAACAATAAGAGCAAGTGCCGGATCAGCCGCTATATTTGAATTAAAAGGTGATAATGCACTACAAAATAATGATCTTTTCAGGTTAACTTCAAAAGACGGTGTTTCCACGTGGGGAAACTACGGAAATGGAACAGCTTGGGAGGAAAATATTATATGTAATGCTTCAGGAACCGTTGAGTTACATAATGATGGCTCTAAAAAGTTCGAAACGAATAGCACTGGAACTAAAACGACTGGCGGTCACATAATGACCAATGGAGGTACTCTTACAGGCGGTGACTTAACTTTTGCTGATAACAGTAAGGCTAAGTTTGGAGATGGAAATGATCTACAGATTTACCATAGTGGATCTCACTCATATTTAAATGAGTCAGGTACTGGAAATTTCTACATTAGAAGTAGTAATACAAGGATGCAATCTTCCGCAGGTGATGATCAAATACTCTTAGCAGAAGATGGAGCAGTAGAACTTTATTGGGACAATAGTAAGAAATTTGAAACGGAAAGCACTGGTGCGAAAGTAACGGGTCTTTTAAATGTTGTTACCACAGGTGGTGATGCAGCTCTTTTTGAATCAACATCGGGAGATGAACATGGTGTTCAATTAAGTTTAAAAGCTACTTCAGCAAGTCCTGCAAATGATGATGTATTAGCGAAAATAGATTTTAGTGGAAAAGATAGTGCAGGTGGTAATGCAACTTACGCTCAAATAAGAAGCCATATTAGAAATGTTAGTTCTAGCAGTAGAAGTGGGGATATAACTTTTCATACTCGACATGATAATGCTTTTGCTGAAAGATTAAGCATAGCGTCTAATGGTGATACCACTTTTGCAGGCAAAGTCAATGTCTCTGGTGGAACGACTAAAGCTGATTTACATGTAAAATCACATACTAACTCTTGGGAAGGTGGTTTATTACTAGAAGATAGTAGTGGAAGTAATAACGGTTGGAATATACATCCTGATACAACATCATCTACTGCCGGCAAACTAATGTTCGGCTGGAACAGTAATATTAGTGCTGGCATAACTGATCAAGGAGCTGAGTCATCCTTAGTATTGGAATCTGACGGAGCCGTAAAACTTTACTTTGACAGTGGAACATACTCAGATCCCAAATTCGAAACGACAGCAACTGGCGTTCTTGCTCAAACGAGTAACGCTAGCACAACTGAAAGTAATGCAGATACATTAATTGTAAGAAATACGAATGATGGAGCAAGCACTTATGCAGGGATACGTCTTGAAGCTTCCTCTGTTGCAAGTACAGATTTTTATATTGCTGCTAAAAAACATAGTTCTGGTAACGGTACCCATCTTCATATTGGACAAGGGACTAATGAAAGGTTAAAGATTGCAGAAAGTGGTAACGCCACTTTTGCAGGCACTGTTCTTGTTGGACGTACAACAGTTGGAAGTACTGGGGGTGGTCACTCTCTAAGACATAACGATAGTGCAATTTTCAGTCGAGATTCTAGTGGTGAAACTATGCAAGTTTGCCGTAACGCTGATGCTGGACATTTAATCAGATTTTATCAAAATGGAGTCCATAAAACTGAAATAGAGATGGCCGCAAATGGTACGGTTAGTTATAATACAAGCTCTGACTATAGGTTAAAAGAGAACGAGGTCGCTATATCTGACGGTATAACAAGGCTTAAACAGTTAAAACCTTATAGGTTTAACTTTAAGCAGACTCCATCTGAAACAGTTGATGGATTCTTTGCACATGAGGTATCACCTGCTGTACCAGAAGCAATATCTGGAACAAAAGATGAGGTTGATTCTAATGGCGATGCAGTGATGCAAGGCATAGATCAATCAAAACTTGTCCCTCTTCTTACGGCTGCACTACAAGAAGCGATAGCAAAAATAGAAACCTTAGAAACAAAAGTAGCAGCACTAGAGTCTGCATAAACAATTTATTTATTTATTTAACAATGGCAACAAAAACTTGGCAAGTCAATACCTTAGAACGTGAACTAGCGGATGGGTATGTAAATAAGGTCATCTTCAGAGTCAATGGTGAAGATGGTACCTACAAATTCAGAGCTACAGGTGAAGTAAATCTTCCAAAACCTGAAACTCTTATACCTTATGCTGACCTCACAGAAGAGGTAGTATTAGGTTGGGTAAAGACTAAACTAGATGATGATAACCCAGGAACTGTAGCTAACATTGAAGCTGCAGTAGAAAATGGTGTAAACATCCAGAAAGCACCAACACATGGGACAGGTAAACCTTGGTAATCTGATTCTACCAAGGGCTAACCTTCCTAACGCCTCTAACATGCCTAGAATCGATTTTAAGCCCCCTTCAGCTCTTATACCATCTCATCCACCTATAGTGGTACCTCCGAGCAATCTAGAGGCTCCTGAGGGCGTTAAAGAGGAACGTAAGGAAGAGACACCTGCTACACCTAAACTAACGATACCAGTAATAGATATTCAAGTACCTTTACCTGAAACAGCGGTAGTAGTTACAGCTGTTACTACAGCAGTAGTGGCAGTTGCTACAACCTCTGTTACCCAATCCTTATTTGAACCCATTAAGAAGAAGGTTCAAAAACAACTACAAGCTAAAGTTAACAAATGGAAGGAACAGCGAAACAAGAAAAAGGATTCTTCGGAAAACTAAAAGATGCTGCAGAAGATCAAGAACACCAAATACAAATCTTAGGTACATTCGTTCGCCTTGGCGTTGTAGTTTGGAGTGGATTCATTATTACATTAAACTACGTAGAAATACCTATGATTAAGAAGAGTCCTGGTGGGGATATCACATTTCCTGCCAGTATCTTCACTGGAGCCTTAGCTACATTCGGTTTAACTACAGGCAACGGTAATAATAAGAAAAACGAAAAACCTAAGCAATGAAGAAATGGTTAACCCTTTTATTGCTGGCATCACCCACGGTAGTAAAA